ACTACGTTACATTACACACCCACAGTTCTCAGGTTTAATACTACGTCACACTACAGAAGAACTACGAGAGTTAATCTGGAAGTCTCAGGAGTTATATCCTAAGATCATTCCGGGCATTAAGTGGTCTGAACGTAAGATGACATGGACTGCACCATCTGGTGGTAGGTTATGGTTCTCCTACCTAGACAAAGATGATGACGTATCTCGTTACCAAGGTTTATCTTTCTCTTGGGTTGGCTTTGACGAGCTTACCCAGTGGGGAACATCATACGCATGGGACTACCTGCGTTCACGATTACGTAGTACTGCAACTGATCTTCCGATTTACATGAGGGCATCTACAAACCCCGGTGGTCGTGGTCATGCTTGGGTAAAGAAGATGTTCATTGACCCTGCGCCATATGGGGAGCCGTTTGATGCAACAGATTCTGAGACTGGCAACCCAATGATATATCCATCAGGCCACTCCAAGGAAGGACAGGCTTTATTTCGTAGGAAATTCATTCCTGCTAAACTATCCGACAATCCTTACTTGACTGAGACTGGCGATTATGAAGCAAACTTACTTTCACTACCTGAACAGCAGCGAAGA